CAGAACTGCCGTCCTACGGGACGCTGATCTCCCAAACTCCACGTTGCCATCTAATTAGATGGGATAACAAAGTAGACTTAATGGACCTACAAGGAGTGATCATTAACCTTGTATCTTAGAGGGAGGTTCATTACCTCATACCGCATGGTAAGAAGACACTATTGCTTTTATAGTAGTGTCTCGCTTACTAACCTGTCTATAACATTGTGACCTATTTTGGTGGTCATTGAATCCTTTTGAGATTCGAAATGTTATGAAGGGGTTACTAAGTTAAAGTAGCTTTTATTGATTAAGCACACTCTTATCATATCTAATATGCAAACAACAATGTTAAACAATCCTAAAAGATTATTTAACAAGTCTACTGTTTACCTTAGTATAGGTTATATACCAAGGTACATTAGATTTGTGGTTTGAATTTTAGATATCTCTGTTCCTGGTCCTTATCACCTTCTTGGTGAAAGGATAGTTTCTCTTGTGAAACATAGTGGTCTTCCTCATACAGTAATGTATTTGAAAGAGTCACTACGAATCATCCAGAAATTTATTTCTGGGGAGAAACTAACAGTTACAGATGGGATAAGAATGGGGCTCTCTCATGGATTACCCAAAATACTCCCTTCTTCTCTTCGAGACTCTATACGAGCTCGAGAGACAAAGGAGATTAGGGCAATCCTAACGATTGTATCACTGTTTAGAGTTCTGCAATGTGAACCCAAACCAAAGTTAGAAACGATAACATCCCCTTTCAAAGGGATGTCACCAGATCTACCTAGGTATGAGGTTATGGCGGTATTAAAGGAGTTAAAACCTTTAATCAAGCCTTTTGAAAACACATTGCATATCTCTATGGCAGCAGGTCCTAATAAGAATCCTGCAGCTCTTGGTTTGTCTTTAGATGCATTTGCACTTAAAGATAAACCCGAGTTGCTGGATTCTATTAAGACTCTTTCGTCCTTTTCTAAAGGTTTTAATGTATATGAGGCTCTTCTTTCCGAGATTTCTTTGGTTAAGGATATGATCCCTGATAAGGATCCTATTCTATCCAAATTGTCTCTTAAAGAAGAGGCCGCCGGGAAAGTTCGTGTCTTTGCTATCTTAGATAGTTGGACACAATCTGCCCTGACGGGTTTACATAAGTCACTAGCACATATCTTGAAGAATATTCAACAAGATGGTACTTTTGACCAAAGTAAGCCTCTATACAACCTAATGGAAAAGAAACTAGACAATCTTTACTCTTTTGATCTTAGCGCTGCGACTGATCGGTTACCAATTGTTCTTCAGACTCATATCTTGTCCTTTCTTTTTGGAAAGGATTTGAGTAAAGCCTGAAAGACATTGGTTTCTGAACGTGATTTCTATATTAAATCTAAAAAGTTTAATTTAGATACCACTCTCAGATACGCTGTTGGCCAACCTATGGGTTGTCTCTCGTCCTTTAACATGTTGGGTTTAACTCATCATGTTATCGTACAAGTGGCAGCTCGTAGAATTGGTTTTCAACAGTGGTTTACTGATTACGCCTTATTGGGTGATGATATTGTAATAGGAAACAGTTTAGTTGCTGAATCTTATTCTAATATCATGTTCATTCTTGGTTTGGATATTAATCCTAGCAAGTCCTTAGTCTCCTCTAAAGGAGTCTGTGAATTTGCTAAGAGATTAGTGTCTCACCAAGGTGAATATAGTCCAATAGGTCCTAGAAATATAGTTCAAGCTATGAAAACTTGAACTATGGTTCCTAGTCTATTCGTTGATCTAATGGGTAAGGGTTGAACAGCTCCTGTAGAAACTGTCGAACAGCTTATTGCTTCGGCTCCTATTTCCTTTATGGGGAATAGAGAATCGAGGCGACAAGCTATTCTACGGACTTTACAAGGGCCTTTTGGTTTCATTTCATTGGGTACAAGATTAACGTCTGAAAAACAGATAATTAATTCGTTTAATCCTCAATGATTAGGAAACGCCCTTGGTAGAATCAGGTATGCATTTCACAAAATGCATTCCGAGGAATGAGAAAGATCAATTCATCTTGTTAATACTCTGCTTGGAAAAGTGGAGTACCAATGAGGTGAGTGATCTGTCCCTGGTTTTAGCCAGTCTCATTCTGATTCTACTTTGAATTGAAGGTATTTTCCTTCGTATTCATTTATACATAATCACTATCAAAGTGGTTATGATAGATTAGTACGAGCGAAACCTATCCTCAATCCGTTTGGACTCTTTAGTGCTGACATGATGTCTGTTTATACAGGCGTCGATGTCATTACTCCTGAGTTCAAGAAAGAGTCTCCTGCTGCTATGATATTAGCAGACTTATTCAGAGAAGAACCTAATTTCTTTAAAGAGAGATTAGGGACTTCTGAGAAGAAGTTCTGAAAATATATGGCAGAACAAGAGTTCTCTGGAGAAAGCTCCCAACCCTACATCACACCACTTTCGCACCCTACTCAATTTGAGAAAGGAACGAAGTGAGTAAATCCAGCTTCTGGATTTACTTGAGATGTGGAGTAATTCAAATTCTAG